GTCTCGCCCGGGTCGGTGGCCACCAGGGTGACCACGTTGCCGTTGACCGAGGCGGTCACGCCGTCCACCCCGTAGGTCGCGTCATTGATGCACTGGGCCAACCCGGCCGCGTCGGCGAACTCCCGGGCAGTCGCGTCGGTGGCCGCCGCCTGGGTGAACACCAAGTCGTTGATCGTCACGGTGTTCGTCGCCACGCCGGTGGTCGTGTCCACCGTGGCCGCGGTCACCTTGGTGTTCGCGGTTACCTCCGCCTGGGCGCCGGTCACCGCCTTGGCCCCCGTGCCCGCGGCGTCCTGGGCCTGCATGACATCAAGGGTCGTGGTCGTGCCCGCGGCCATCGCGCCGCCGGCGACCACGAACAGCGCCCGCCCGTGGCGGGCCATCGAGTGGTAGCGCCCGGTGACGTTGTCGTTGTTGAGTGCCTGGGGAACCAGGCCGATCTCCAGCTTCAACCCCTCGCAGAGCCTCTTCAATTCGGCTCACTCCTCGTCATATGGTCGGGGCCGGGGAGCGCCCCCGACCCCGCCGATGTGTTCAGCCTACTTCAGCACGACGAACGGGCTGACCTTAGTGGAGCCGTCCTCGAGCAGGAGCGGCTCTCTGACCCAGCCCTGGCCGTCCACGTTCCACGAGACCTTGATCACGGTCTTGTTCGCCTTGAAATGGACGTGCTCGGACGCGGCCACGAACGGCCCCGAGCCATCCTTGACCAGGTAGTAACCGAAGTCGCAGAGCAGCAGGTCGCCCTCTGCCCCCAGGGTGGGCGTCTTGCCCGTCCAGAGGACCGGCAGACCCAGGATCGACGCCGGCAGCTTCTTGGTCGCGTCCCCGAGGATGAGCACGCTGTTGCCGGCATCATCCTTCAGCGCCGCCAACTGCGGCAGGCTGCTCTGGTTGGCGATCCAGACGGCTCTGTCCCAGGAGTCCGGCAGCAGGGTCGCCAGCATGGTGAACAGATCCACCAGCTCGATCTTGCCCGCGCTGTTCCGAGCCACGCGGAGGCGGCCCGGACTGTTCAGCACACCGAGCGGCTTGCCCGTCCCGTCGCCGCGCAAAAAGGCGTAGTCCTCAACGGCAGCGATGGCAGCCCGCAGCAGGCCGCCGATCAGGGCCGAGGCGGCCGGCGCGTTCCGCAGCAGCTTATCACTGACTGTGGTGTGGCCAGCAACCTCCCGGGGCTCGAGCCCGATTTCGTGGAGCTTGGCCTCGGTCTCCGTCGATTCGGACCCCTCGGCGATCCAGTTGACTGTGACCCCACCCAGGACTCCCTTGGAGCCCTGGTCAAGGGCGGGAATCGTCACCCTGGCGTCGGGCGGGTCGCCCGCCGGGATCACCCGGGCCCGCGGCCGAATGATGGCCTGCTCGGGCGCCAGGCGCAGCAACTCATCAGCAAATTGCTGCGGCACCAGGTAGCCGCCCGAAGACCCCTCGGCCACCTGCATCGCCCTGAGCTGGCCGGGGTCCCAGCGTACCAGGTGGAGGAATTCACCGAGGCTCCGGATCTCCCCGGTGCCATTGTCAGGGGCGTCGCCGGCACCATCCTGCCGAGCCGTCCTGGTACCCTGACTGTCGTTCATGTCGGCCAGCCGGCCCTCGTTTTCGGCCTGTTCGATCTGCCGCTTCAGGCCATCGGCCTCGTCGAGCAGCTTCCGGCATTCGGCGTTCTCCTCGTCGGTCAGTGCGCGGTTCGCGGCCTTGGCCGCCTCGACCAAAGCCTTGGCCCGTTCGATCAGCTCCCGCCGCTTTCCGCGCAGCTCCTTCTCCTCCAACTGTCTCCCTCCTTGCGGGCACGACAAAGCCGCCCCGGAGGGCGGCCGCGTCGGGCCCCGTTGTATGCTCCGTCAGATGGCACGCTTGGCGATCTCCAGCTCCAACTCCAGGACCGACCGTTCCGAGTGCCCTGCCTGGGGCGGCTCGGGCGGCAGGTATCCCTGCAGCAGCCGGATGGTCGCCTCCAGCTCATCACGGTCCGACGCCGTCAGCGGCAGGCCGCGGTGTGCCCTCATGATGATGGCCGACAGCCGATCGTAGTCGATGCCCGCCTCCTCCAGGGCCCGCACGGCCACCGCGGTCTGCGGATACGCCGGGTAGGTGACCACCGAGACGTCGAACAGTTCGACCTCCAACAGCTCCCGAATCTGCTCCCCGCCGTCTTCCGTCTCCCAGCGGTCCTTGACCACCCGGAACCCGAACGACATCTGGTTGATGTCCCCGCGGCGGATAGACTCCAGCAGGTCTCTCGCCCAGGTGGTATCCGGCGGCTGGACGTCCACCGCCAGGCCCCGGTCGTCTTCTGTGAGCGTCAGGGTGCCGCTCCTGTTGCGCCCCAGCACGTAGTTGGGGTCGTGGTTGAGCAACGCCCGGATGTCCGCCTCCTGAAGGGTCTTGGAAAACGCCCCGCGGCGGACGATCTCCCGAAACTCGCCACCGAATCCCAGCGGCTCCGACGGCGAATCGAACACCGCTGCGTGCCCTATAATACGGGGCTGCCCCTCCTCGCCCGCTACCCTCAACTCGGCCACGGGGAAGGTCCGCCGCTCCAGGTCATCCCCGCCTCTCTGCCGCTTCCTGCCCACGTCCTCGCCCCCTCTCAGACTGCCGCCGTGATCATGCACTCACATCCGCCGTGAGCCGGCGGGTGCCCGACGTCGACCGATGTCTCCAGGGGCCGTTCGGCCCCTTCCGGCTGGAACTCTTCGCCCTGCCGCACGAATACCTCATCAATCCCCACCACCCGGCCGTCGAGGCTCCGGCAGTAGCTGCACGCGCCGGCAAATGCGTGCCAGCGCAAGCGCCGGACGCCGTTCAAGCGGAAGGTCTCCTTCGTCGCGGCGTTGCCTGCCTGGATGACCTCCCAGCCGGCGACCTTCTCCGCCCGGCGTTCCAGCCACTCATCGGTTCTATCCCGCACGGCCTCGAGGGCATCGGCCGCCTCCTCGGCGGCCTGGCGCAGCACGGCCCGCAGTTGGCCCAACGACGACCCTATCTGCCGGGCCGCCAGGGCTGCCACGTATGCCCGGGCGAATGCCTCCAGCTCGGGAGTCATCCCCGCCGGTGCCCCGATCTCCTCGGCCGCCTCCCGCTGCTGCACCTCCATGTAGGTCAGCACGACGGGCAACATCCGGTTCTCCGTGAAAGCCCGGTGATCCGACTCGTAGAACTCCTCGAGCCAGGCCTCGAAGGTTGCCGCATCGCGGCGCAGCAAGTGTTTCTCTGCCGCCCGCAGGACGTCGGCCACCTCCCGCTTGATCACCCGGCCGTAGGTGTCCACCCACAGCCGCCGGTGTGCCCGGGCCAGACGCTGCCGTGAGCCGGCCGACCGCAGGGCCCGGAGCTCCGTCGGGTTGACCGCAGCGCCCCGTGTCCCGTCCGCCGGTCGGTCTGGCGGGGTCCCGGCCTCGACCATGTTCAGCGGTTGCAGGTAGATCGACCCGCGCCCGTCGGATAGCGGGTTCATGTTTTCGAGTTTTCGGATGTCATCCGCCGACAGCCAGCCCCACTGTCGCCCGATGGCGTAGGCCTGGTAGCGGCTCTGGATGTCGCCTCTCAGCAGGCCCTGTAGCAGAAACTCGGCGAAGTATTCCCGGCGCTCATGCGGCCAGAGGAGCTGGCACCAGATGGCCTGCTCCCAGCGCGCGGCCCAGGGGCGGATCGTGTGCATGACGAACTCCAGGCTCTGGTGTTCAATGTTGCTGAACGTCGCCCTGTCGAGGTCGCCGATGAGGTGCGGCGGCACCCGGAAGATGCGGGCCACCTCTCCGATCTGGAACTTCCGCGTCTCAAGGTACTGCGCGTCCTCGGGCGGTATCCCCACCGGGGTGGCCTTCATCCCCTCCTCGAGCACTGCCCAGCGGTGGGCGTTCTTTAACCCCTGGTACTTCCTTTCAAAAGACGCCTCTAGATTGTCGCGTGCGTTCTCTGACAGGTTGCCGGGGTGCTCGAGGAATCCGCCGAGCTGCGCTCCTCCCGAGAAGAATCGCGCCCCGAACTCCTGGGTCGCCAGCGCCAGGCCCACCGCCTCCCGCGCGCAACGGATCGGGGAATAGCCCACCACTCCGTCCCCGGAAAGGCCGCGGATGTGCAGCACGCGCCACGGCGGCAACTTCACCCGGCGGCCGTCGGACAGCAGATACTCGTACTCCAGTGCCTCCCCCGGCCGCGGCCGGCGTACCTGCATCCGAGCGGCTCGCAGCGGCCACAGCGCCCGGACCCGCTCCGCCCGGTCGAACTCGATCTCGGCGTAGGCGTTGCCCCACAGGCAAAGGTTGCACATCATGAACTCGCGGAACTCGAACGAAGACATCTCGGGATTCGGCTGGTCGTGCAGTAGTGTGTACAGGGGATGCTCCGGGGCCCGCTCCTTGCCGTCCCCAGGCAGGCGCCGGTACACCGGCAGCGGCAGGGACGCGATGGACTCTGCCAGCACCCGGACGCAGGCGAACACCGCCGCCACCCTGAGGGACGAGTTCTCGGTCACCGTGACGCCGGCGGCGGACTTCCCGCCCCCCGCGGCATCCAGCAACCACTGCTCCGGGTCGGCCCAGCCGGACAACTGCCGCACGGCCCAGTTCGCCACCCGTCGCAGCAGCGGTTTCCTCCTCACAGCCACTCCACTCCCCTCTTCTCGTAGACCGACGGCCCCTCGTTCCGGTGCCGAACCGTCCGATCCAGGGCCATAATCAACGCCACCATGCCGTCAATGCGGTCGGTGGACTTCGACTTGTCGGGCTTGATATTGCCGGCCGGGTCTTGTTTCACTGCCATGTTGTCCGCCATCCAGCGGAGCACCGGGTGGCCGCCGTGGTGGAGCCGCTCGGTAAGGACCACGTTCAGCAGCTCCTTCGTCGGCGGCGACATCGAGGCGAACCCCTGACCCATGGGCACGATCGTGAACCCCGCATCCTCAAGCTCCTGACTGATTTGGACCGCGCCCCACCGGTCGTAGGCGATCTCTTTGATGTTGTAGACCTCGCCGAGGCGGCGGATCTTATCCTTGATGGCGGCGTAGTGAATTACGTTCCCCTCGGTCGCTTCTATCAGACCCTCCCGTACCCAGACGTCGTAGGGCACCCGGTCCCGGACGGACCGCTCCCGCATGTTCTCCTCGGGGATCCAGAAATACGGGAGCACTCGGAAGAAATCGTCCTCCATCGGAAACACCAGCACAAACGCCGCGATGTCGACCGAACTCGCCAGGTCCAGCCCGCCGTAGCACTCGCGGCCGAGCAGCTCCTCGGGTTTCACCAGGCCGGCGGAGGCATCCCACTTTGCCAGGTCCAGCCATCGGGTCTCCTGTGTCGTCCACTGGTTCAAGTAGAGGCGGCGGAATGTGTTCTGCAAGGCGGGCACCTGCTCCGCCTTCCGGGCGAGGGCCCGCATCTCTTCAATCGACCGGAACTCGCCGAGGGCGGGGTTCGCCTGGCGCCACACCTTCTCATCGCGCCAATCGGCCTCTTCCGGCGCCGCACAGATGTAGGCGAAGAACGTCGGGTCGTCCACCACCCGGTTCAGCACCTTTTCCGCGTAGTCGTGCTGCTCCCAGCAGATCGAATGCCGGTCGTAGCCGGCCGTCGTGATCGCGAATACCAGCGGCTGCAGCCTGGCCCCCGTCGAGGTCGTCAGCACGTCCCAGAGCTCCCGGTTCGGCTGAGCGTGCACCTCGTCAACGATGATCCCATGAGCATTGAACCCGTGTTTGGTCGGCACGTCGGCGGACACGGCCCGGTAGAAGCTGTTGGTCTTCTGGACCACGATCCGCTTCTGCGAGTCGATGATCTTGCACCGCTTGAACAGGGCCGGTGACTGCCGGACCATTTGCGCCGCGACGTTGAACACGATGCTCGCCTGGTCGCGGTCGGCCGCGGCGGAGTATATCTCCGCTCCGGGTTCCCGGTCGGCGAACAGCAGGTAGAGCGCGACGGCGGCCGCCAGTTCGCTCTTCCCGTTCTTCCTCGGGATCTCGATGTAGCCGGTCCGGTACTGACGGGTGCCGTCAGTGTTCAGGGTCCCGAACAGGGGCCGGATGATGTCGTCCTTCTGCCACGGCAGCAACGCGAAAGGGACACCCGCCCAGCGTCCCTTTGTGTGTCTCAGCAACCGCTCGATGAACCGGACCACCCGATCGGCGGCCTCTTGGTCAATCTGCTTTGTCCGGGCCATCAGGCATCAGTCCAACAGCCCGTCCAGGTCGTCGTCGTCCTGGTCGGGCAGCGAGATCCGCCCCCTGCTCGACGGGGTAAGCCCGAACTCACCGCAGAACGCCCGCACTGCCTGCAGGTTCCTCTGGGCGATCGCTACCTCGGGGCGCTGCTGTATGTATCCGTTGGGCGTTGTGAACGTCAGGCCCTTCTGCTCTAGAACCTCCTCGGCCTGGCGCCAGCGGGCATACGCCTGGCAGTACCCGGCGAGGGCCAGTCGGTCTATCTGAGTGAGCAGCCCCAGGCGCTCCAACTCCGGCGCCACCCGCCTCCACTCTCGCTTCGCCTCCGCGGTCAGCCAGCGGGGGCAGCGGGGGGCTACCGGCCGGGGCTTGGGCTCCTTCGTGTTCAGGGGGCGCTTGCCGGGGTTGCCTTCCAGGACCTTCAAGTGTTTCGGTTTGGGCTTGCGGCCCGGCGTTCCCATCGGCTGCTACCCCCCCTACCCTAATTCGCGGCCGTTTGCGCGAAGCCGCCGCTCCGGTCCCTGGGGCCAGGCTGGCAGAGATTTGCCCCCCCCTACCCCCTCGACTGCCAGCCGCCCCCATCGTGGCGAGCCGTCTTCTCGTCGTGGTGTCGCTTGCACAGCGCCTGCCAGTTTGACTCGTCCCAGAACAGGGCCGCGTCGCCCTTGTGGGGCTTGATGTGGTCGACCACCTCGGCGGCCACGACCCACCCCTCGCGCAGGCATGCCACACAGAGCGGGTTGGCTGCCAGGAATCTCTTCCGGGCCCGGCGCCACCGCACGTCGTAGCCCCGCTGCGACGCCGACGGGCGGTCCCGCTCGTACTCGCGGCGGACCGTCCGCTGGTGCTCTTCGCAGTAACGGCCCTGGCGCGTTAGGCGCGGGCACCCGGGGAACGCACAGGGTCGGGGCGGTCGTCTGGGCACGCCAGCCGCCTCCTTGCCACCCGGTAGACCTCAGGGTCGACCTCCATCGTGATGCACCGCCTGCCGAGCCGGCGGGCCACGACCGCAGTCGTACCAGATCCACAGAACGGGTCCACCACTAGATCGCCCGGTTGAGAGTACAAGAGCATGGCCGTCTCAACCAGTTCCTCCGGCTTCTGGGCTATGTGCAATGACCGACCTGGCGGTACCCGCTTGAAATACCAGACGTCCTGCGGCGCGCGTGCCGGACGCGGCGGCCGCCCCTTCAGACACAACCAGACGAACTCGTGTCGCCGGCGTAGGTGCCACCCGAGGCCGGGGCTGTTCTTCACCCAGACGATACATCCCTTGAGGGTGAAGAACTCCTTCAGGGTACGGACCGCGATGTCGGCCGTCGACCAGCCTCCGCACACGTGGGCCGCACTGTTAGGCCGCATCACCCGGCGCAACTCCGCCAGCACCTGGCGGAGGAAGTCTCGGTATTCATCGCCACCCAGGGCATCATTCGGGATCGGGGCCGCCTCTCTCCACTGGGGCCGCAGGTCGATTCCATACGGCGGGTCGGTGAACACGTAGTCGACTGACTCGTCCTGGAGCCGGCCAAGGCCCTTCAGACAGTCACAATGCCAGATTTCCACCTTGCTCATTTGCTACGTCTCCTGCCTCGTCGAGTAGTGCGATGTATTCCCACCAGTCGTCCAGGTCATCCTCTGGGAACAACTTGTAGACCGTCACTTTCGCCCCGGGATGTGCCCTCAGGGCCTTGCTGGCGGCCTCCTCCTGGCTGTCCGCCCGGACCCGGTGACAGTAGTAGCTCCTGACGGCCATCTGGCCCGCCTCCCTGCCAATAAGAAAAACCAGACCGCCCGCCGGCGTCTGGTTGCCTGTCGATCCCTCTACCCACTACCATTTTACCATGGAATGTTGGCCCGAAAGTCCCAAGTTTGTCGCATCTTTCGTCAGGCTACCCGCAACCCCAACTCCTTTGCGATAGCCAGGATGATCTCCCGGCGCCAGCGGTAGAAGGTCGCCCGCGACACATTCAAAAGGCGCATGATGGCACCATCGCGCATCGGGTAGTTGGTCGCCCCGTACTTCCACCGGACAAGCTCAAATTGCCCTTCC